CCAGACTTTTCTTTAAATTCAGCTCCATAACCTGTTGGGTTGCCCATCAAATGAGTAATACCAATAACAATACTTTTATTGACAGGAATTACATTAGCTACTTTTCTACAAAACTTAGCCAATAACTTAGCGCCATCTGCTCTTTGCATCTTATTCATATCACTAGTAATTTCTGCTTCTGTACATAATGCAGAATAGCTATCTATGATTATTACTGCTCCAGGCACTTCGTTGATTAATTTTTCGGCAATTTGTAGATATTCTTCTGCGTGTAGAATCTTACCTTGCTGAGAACCTATAACATGAAATTTCTCTGGATTCAAATGAGGTATTCCTTGTAGATCTCTTTTCTTCAGTCTACCTTCAATGTTAAGGTAGTACACTTCTCTGCCGTCCTTAAAAGAACCGTATCCATATTTAGGGTCTTGTGCTGTAGCAGCAAAATCTAAAGATGTGGTTGTTTTACCGCATTTCGGTTGTCCTGTCAAGATAACGAAAGATCCTTCTGGAATACCACCATTTAGTAGAATGTCTAGAACAGGACTTACCGGAATAATGACATTATTAGTGTCAATTATCGAATGCCCAGTAAGAATAATGTTTTCACCAAAAGTTTTAGTAATGTCTTGTGTAATTGTGCTCATTCAATGTCCTTTAATCTAGAGATAATGTTTTTTGTTCCTGTTTTTTTACTAAATTTGATATCCTTTGGTCTATTATATTCTTTGGTTAACTCCTGATTTTCTGACTCTATAATCTTTTCATATTTTTTTATTAGACTATCAGAAAGAAAAGGACTATGTAAAGAATATACTCTGGCTAATTTAGGATCATTTAATGCTTTAATAATTGCTTTAGGATTATATTCCTTAACTAATTTATGAGCTTTGGCTATTTGACGTTTATAAAAACTAGACCATTTTTTGTTCAGCCAAAATCTGTAATGAAGATCCTCATTACTTTGTTTTGCTTTCTTTTCACATACGATTTCAGTAATATATTGAGCTGGTGAAACTTCTTTACCATTCGAATACTTTGAAATATATTTATTCATTTGTCGTCAAATATTTTATTGACACCTTTTGGCAATTGTTTTTTAGCTTGTATTTTTTTCTTCATTTCATCGTTATACTGAGAAGCAGCTTCTGTCATAATAGCAACGCCACTATTTTTTTTGCCGCTTGTTTTTGTAATCATCATATTCTCAACCTTAGATTTTTTTCTAGTCGTTTCTTTAGGTTCAGCAGTACTGTCTACGATCTTTTGAACGTCTTCTACTTTAATGTTAAGTTCTTTGGCTATTTCTTCAATAGACATCTTAGCTGTTTGATGTAGATACTTAACGGCATAATCTTTCGCTTTGTTTGTTCTTTTGGCTGGCATTATATTAACTCCCTCTGTGCATTGTTTAACCACGCAATATTTCTAGTCGACAAAAATTTTATATACATATTAAAAATCTTTGGATTAACTTCTTTCAAATTCCATTCTGTCTTACCAATTTTAGAAAGAAATTTTTCTCTTCTACCTTCGCTATACATACCCATAGGATTAAAAAGTTTACCGTGTAGTCCTATTGTTACAAAATACCTTGTTCTATCTGATACGGTTACAGTTTTTGCATAAACGTTTTTAGCGTCATCATTAAGCATTGGTGCTTCATTATCGTCTAAAAAGTCATGACTACCTAATACAGTGTAGTATGCTGTTGTTTTTTCGTCCGTCATGGTTTACTCCTTGTTTTTTGTGTTTTCATTCTTTTCATACCTTTCGGTAATGCTTTTTGAGGTTCTTCATATTTGTAAGAATTGTGTTTGTAATTCATTTCTTGTATTTGATCAGAACTCATTCTGTCTCTATTTCTATTAGCTAAATCACCTAGAGTTTTAAGCTCTCCGTCTGATTTCTTAACATTTCCGTTTATAGTAGAACAGTCATTGATATAGTCTCTGTCTGCTTTTTTGCCGCAAGAACACTTTTCTTTATCTTTGTATTTTTCAATAGAAGAAATCACAGAAAATTTTTCATTGCAATGAGAACATTTATAGGTATATTCTGGCATTTAGAACTCCGGTATGTACAATTTCCATTCGTCTGGGATTTCATTTATAGTAGATAGATGCTCAAATATTGGCAAGTATCTCAATTTTCTTTCTGGTCTAACAGGTATTTTCTTTAATGGCATATTTGCTTGTTTTGGAGTACGACTACCTTTTTTATTATTGCATGCTACACAAGCAGTAACAATATTGTTCCAGCAAGTAGAAGAAGTCTGTCGATTCCAAATACATTTAGGAATAACATGATCATATGTTAATTTACTATAATCAAATTGTTTACCACAATATTGACATGTATATTCATCCCTAATAAATATGTTTTTCCTAGAAAATACAACTTTGTCATTGTGAACATGAAAAAATTTTTTTGTTTTTGTAACTGCCGGAATTGGAAATTTTTTATTATTTACTCCTTTAATGCTATCATTTTTGTAGAAATCAATAATATCTATTCCATAAGCTTTATCATGTTCATATTTAAAATACCAAACAATTGCTCTTTTCCAACTAATTAAAGCAATTGGAGTGTAGTCTACATTTAAAAGAAGACATTTTTTATGGTTGGTTTTCATATTTTTCTAGTTTGCTCAAAATTTTGCCTATAATTGGATTTCTTACTATATCACAAGATTCTAGAAACGCAATACCAACTCCGTCGATATCATCTAAATTTTCTATTAGATCAACAAAACCACCTCTAATATGTCTTGGTAAATCTGATTGTCCAGAGTCACCCGTCAGTACCATCTTACTTTGATTTCCTATTCTAGTTATAAGCATTTTTAATTGGTCATAGCTGGCGTTTTGACATTCATCAGCAATAATGAAACTATCGTGAAAATTTCTACCTCTCATTAAAGCTAAGGGTACTATCTCTATCTTATTTTCATTTTTAAGTTTCACATAATCAGACATTGTAATAAAATGATTGATCTCATCTAATATAGGAAGTAGATATGGATGCAATTTCTCTTCCGCTGTGCCAGGTAGAAACCCGAGTCTCTCTCCTGCCTCTACAACTGGTCGAGTTATAACTATCTTATCTACTTTATCTTCTATTAACCATTCTAAAGCCATACCAACTGCTATATGTGTTTTACCCGAACCTGCTAATCCTTGACAAAAAACTACATCGTTTTCAACCATAGATCTGATGAAAAGTTTTTGATTTTCTGTTCTAGGTTTTAATCGGTTTCTAAATTGAACATCATGTATTTCTGGAATTATGTCTTTAGTAATGTCAATAAATTTTGGTTTTTGAACTTTTGATTGTCTTTTTTTTCTCAAAGCGTTACCTCTCATGATGGAATTAAATTAAGCAAGCGCCGCCAGCACAACTAACTTCTTCTATGCCTGTAGTATTATCCTCGCTTTCTGATAATTGAGTGTAATCAACTTTCTTAAAACTATCTTTGAGATCATAATAAAGTTTCCAGTTATAGACATCTTTCATACAATATGTCAGTCTCTTGATATCTCCTTCAAAATATTTTCCAGCAAAATTCTTCATCTTAGTTGTAAAATTTAATTTACCTTCATCATCATCTGATTTAGCTTGATTAAAAGTAACATAGTCACAAGCAGCCCACAAATTTTTGTTAAAGTTTTGCAGAGCAAGCTCTATTAGCCCAGAACACCATAGAGAAGCATCTCCGTATTCTTTAACGATCTCTCTGCTTGTATAAACAGTCGTGAATGGAGCTTGGGGATAATCCTTATCTCCACTTTGAGGAATCAAGCTTATTCCTGCATAATATCTTCTGTTTTTGTAAATAAACTTTGTTACGTCTTCCCATTCGTCGGGTTTGACAGTAATAGTATTACTTACATTATGACTTAAGAATTGTTGGGTACATAATTCTTTATTTTTGCCAGAATTTACCCAATGAATTTGAGTATTCTTAACAACATCAAGCATTTCTACTGCTGGTAGTTGATTTTTAAGTTTTGATCCATCTGGCACTTCAATTGGAAACTTAATTACTTCATCTGTTCCGTTAGCAGACCATACGCTAGGCTCACACGCTTGTGGATTATAGCTCTTAAAATAATTATAGGGGGCTTCAATTTTATTTGCTTGAACGTGACGAATATATCTTTTAGCATGATGCGGATGTATGCCAGAACTAGTACCGAGCATTGTCGAACTAGTGCCTTCTGGTTTTAGGCATGTAACTCTTGCCGCCTGATTAATTCCTATTTTTTCGCATATTTCTTTATTAGTTTTTACAGCAATAGCTGCACCTTTTTTGAGAACTTTTTCACTGAGAACCAAATCGTGCTTTTCCATAATGCCTGTAAGACTAACCCCAAGCAATGCTTCTCTATCAAAGATATTTTCGCTAGTTTTGCCTAGATACTCTAGTTTGGTAAAGCCGGCCTGAAGCGTACCTATAATAGCAGCGGCACGACATCTCTCATAGAAATCTTCTTCGTCATCAAGAGAAGAACAGTTGATTGTAGACAAGTTGCATCCTTGCCATCCCGATTCTCCTGTTAGTTCATCAACAGGCCACATACCGATTTCTACACATGGATTAAAAATCATGTCCTTAGATTCGCTCCAAATAAACCCAGGCTCTCCAAACTCTTTGACGCTCTCCATAAGCTTTGCAAATTCCTCATATGTTGTCTCCTCTTTTAGTAGTAAAGCGGAGTTGTTGCTTCTACCTCTTTGGGGATTATCAACGAACCAATTACCTGTTTTAGCTTTAGCCATTTCTTCATCATCTGGACTAAATAATGCAAGTGATGCTGAACGACGAACTCCTCCAGAAATAACAGCATCACTACTATGCATCACAATATCATAAGCATCAATTGGTCTTAATTTTTCTTGT